ATGACACGTTCAAATGTTAGCCAAATCGTAACCCGCAAGCCATTCAAAATAACCCGCAACCACCCCCAAATAACCCGCAAACACATCAGGAAAATGGGGCCAGTGATGCCACCGATACCCTATATTTGGGTATCGCGAGTAAGCCCCAAAATCTGGGTGTTACTCTTACTACCCAAACTACGGGTAGTTTCCGTATTTTCATGGTCGAGTTGCAAATCTGCAACTCACCCACCCGCCAACCCATTTTTGGGCCGTCGGGAATATCAACAAATTAGCACAGAAATAACTCAGGCAGATACAAAACTCAACTTTGAGCTTTGCTTATTATTCAGTTGGTTAACATCCCTCAAAACTGAGGACTGTACCCAAAGCTATTTTTATAGCTCCGGCCTCAGCAGTTGGCTGTTCCCGAAAATATCAGTCAGTTACGTTAACCGCTAATTTCTGCCTTTGGTGTGAATACTGTCGCTTTAACCTACGGTAATTGTTCTGCCTCGGTGCGTGTCACCGCCGTAACCGCGCCAGTAAACACCACAGATTCGTGGTTTTCCTGAATATCAGGAATCTACCGCCGCAACCGTTCCGGCTTCTTCCACTGGTAAGTATTTTTCGCGCTCTCCCTCCGTTGTTGAGAACGGCGACGGTATGCCAGCAACTCAAGAACTCTGGTTCGTATGTTGCGCATATCCACGCCGTTAAGCTCAATACCGTCACGGCGCATTACCTCAGCCACCACACGCGTGTAATTTTCGGCTATCACGCTGTCCGGCTGTGTAGCCTGTTCGTCAGGCTGCTGACTGATTCCGGTAATGCGGCGAATTATTTTTAGTAGATCAGTTTCAGTCATTCTCGTCATACCCCATCAAACGCCGCAAGTCGCTCTTTGTGGCTGTCGCTCATATCAAATGCAAATTCCTCATGCTCTGCCTGGAATGTGCCAAACGCCATCAGCGCCGCAACGCTCGGGTCTATCTTGTTGGATGATTTTTTCTTGTTCGGCTTGATATTGGCGTTCGCGTCACTCTGCATCACAACATTACTCATTGACCAGGCCAGCACCGGATCACCACGATGCACAATCACCTTCCGGTTAACAAAAACTTCGAACGATTTCGCCGCCGGACTGAAACGAAGGTATGTTTGCGGGAACGGCTCCACCTCTAATCCTGCCCCCTGTAGCTGCGTCCTCAGGTGCGTGGCGTTCCATGTATCGAAGCCCACCAGCCTGATATTGAAATTCTCTGCATCCGCCATGATGTCATCACGGATACGGTCATAATCAATGCAGTCACCCGGTGTTGTGCGTATCCAGCCCGCCTTTACCCACTGGCGATAGATGGCGCGGTTTTTATTGGCGGGGTTCTGTAGCTGAAATTCCGGCAGATAGTGACGGGAAACCAGCATAATCTTTTTACCGACCGGAAAGGCATAGCACACGCTGGAAATATCGCTGGTTGATGATAAGTCCAGCCCCGCGTAGCACTCCTGCCCGTATAAATCCGCCTCCGCGAACGTTCCGGCGCACTCCGCCCATGCACCGTTACCCATCCACGGCGTAGCCCCCTGACACCAGATATTGAATCGCTTGGTGAGCATTTCCACCCACTGCGACGGAATACCCCGCGCTTTCTGGATGGTTGAGGCCAGTTTTTCACGATCGACGGAAACATCGATATTTGGATTCGCCTTTATCCACATCGCCGGATCGTCAACCTCGCTTTCATCATCCAGCTCGTAAATCAGAACGAACATGGATTCGTTCATCTCTTCACCATCCAGTATCTGACAGCAATAGTCATAGTGTTGTTTACAGGCTGAAACAACGTTGCTCCCCGATGTGGTGATGGCAAATAACAGCCCCTCCGGACGCGCCCCCATCCCCAGCTCAAGTGCGGAATAAACCCCGTTGTCTGGGTGCAGGTGATATTCATCCACAATGGCAAGACTCGGGTTTGTCCCCTCAATGGTTGCCGCTTTTGCTGCCAGTGGCTTTAACAGGCTGTTGGTTTTCGGGTGTATCACCTTGTGCGCCTGAATATTTACCCGCTTTCGTAACGGTCGGGATAAAAGGCACATCTGACGCGCATCATCAAACACGATCCGCGCCTGATCACGACTCACGGCGGCGGTGTAAATATCCTGCTGCCCGTTTTCCATAACCAGAAACCAGTTAGCCAGGATAGCGGCGACCGTGGATTTGGCATTTTTTCGCGGTACTTCAATGAATGCGCTGGTGTATTTGCGCCGTCCGGTGGCCTTAACCTTAAAGCCCAGGATGCAGGCAAAGGCGAACTGCTGCCACGGCTCCAGTTCAATGGGGCTACCGCGCATTGCGCCTTTTACGTGCGGGCACACCCGGGAAAAGGCAATAAACCGCTCCACGACCTCCGGATCGAACGTGTAAAGGGAGTTTTCAAGGTCAGAAAAATACCGTTTAACGGCCTGTTTCAGTCGTTTACAGGCCGTAATTTTGCCGTTTTTTACGCCTTCTGCGTACTCATGCCAGGCGGTCAAGTTCGTCCTCTTCCTCTGTTTCCGGTGGATTTCTGCGACGGCTTACCGGGTCAAAACCCAGCAAAGAAGCCATTTTGATCATTATTCTTTCTGCGTCAGCCTTTGCGCTCAGTGCGGGGTTTCTGCTCTCGCTGCCCTGACTGTTAACAATGCTGAACCCGCGCGTCGCAAGGTCTTCGACGGCTTTGCGGTATATGGAGTAGTTAACACAATACAGTTCCAGATTGCTCCAGTCGGCGGGGGTAAGGTCTTCCCGCCCGGAAAGCTGGCGCGATTTTTCCTTCCACTGCCTGACCGCGATTTCATCCAGGTAAGCGGGGGTTTTTGGTGGTCTTGCCATGTTCTTTTTTCGCCCAATTATTTTCAAAAAAATTACCGTGCACAAAAATTTGAGGGGGCGGTCGGTGTCCGGCAGGGACGGTTTCGTCCTGAAAACCGCCCCCACCCCCTCTGACGGCCTCACCAGCGATTGCGAAAACATTCCATGACCTCGCGGTCACGGTCGGTTAATCGCTTCGCTGTGGTGCGTTTTGTGCGCCCTGTCCTGTTGGCTTTGTGCTCTGTCTCCTGTGTCTTCCATGTGTCACGCTGCCTTATCAGTCCACGTATCAGCCTGGTTTGCTCCTGTTCAGTCATCATCGCCATACATCCAGTCGTTACGGTGTGCCGCCCGTTCTTCCTGCTCGCGATACATGCCCGCTTTACGGTTTGCTTTCGTGGCTGGATCTTCTCGTGTCGTCTTACGGTTGTGGCACGTCTGGCACAATGCCTGGTGATTCCACTCAGGCCAGAAGAGAACATCACCGCCGCCATTGATGGGAATGATGTGATCCACCACAAGAGCTGGCGTATAAATCCCCTTAGCCAGACAACGCACGCATAACGGGTTTTTGCTCAGGTACAGGGCGCGGTATTTGTCCCACTGTCGGGAATACCCGCGCGCGCGGCGGTGTCCCCGTCTGGCATCCTCTGCACGCCATGCAGCCCGCCTGTGCTCTTCACACTTGCCGGACTTCACGCGCTTATTACAGCCAGGCTCAGTGCATCGCCTTAATGGTTGCCACGGCATCAGTACACCCCTACGTCACGATAAACTGACCAGAGCGCAGAAATAGCCATAGGCAGTTCCGAGTGCTCCACTGGTGAAACCGCTTCCCGGTTCTCGTACAGGAAAGCGATGTACATCAGGCAACCAACACGCATTGCCGGGGTAAATTCCAGCCCGTCTTCAAAACGTTTCCCGATATGCTTCTGGCAGGCTTCCAGCGCCGCATCGGTATACATTTTCAGAAGTTCGCCTTCACCGGATAAATCATCATCAAGTCGAAGATGTGCCCTGACTTCATCAGGTGTAATTCTGGCTTCACTCATCTTTTCTCCCTTTAATTTCCACAGTCTGTTTCCATGCCTGGCTGAACTCATCACCACCTTCACGCGGCGGCATACCCTCACGCTCACGGGCTTCGTTCGGATTCATGATCCCGTTCTTAATCCCTTTCTCATACGTGGCATAACGTTCGGTGGGTGTGGCGCGTAATAAATCGGCTGAATCAAACTCAACCAGATAACGGGTACCAGGTACGGGAGAAGCCACCAGCAAAGCGGCCTTGATTTGCTGTTCGAAGTTCGCTAGCCACGGGCGCATTGTCATGGTCAGAAACGCGCGGCTTGCCTCGCTGAAATTGCTGTAGGTGCTGTTGCTGTATTCCTGCAGAAAAATAGGCGATACGTTGAACATGCGGGCGATGTCTTCAATGGAGAAGCGACGGGAGGCCAGCCATTCCGCATCCTGGTTACTCATTCCCAGTTGCCTGTAATCCATGCCCCCTTCAAGGATTGGCGTTTTTCCGGCATTTTTCGCCCCCTTGTAGCGTTCCAGAGCATCCAATGCCTGTTTACCTTTCACGCCGTCCAGCCATTCGCCTGACGTGATAATCCCTGCCGCCATCATGCCATCTTTCATAATGCTGGCTCCGTGACGCTGTTGAGCAAGGCCAAGCCCCAGCGCCTCACGGCAAATCGTGACGGGGGAACGCCCCAGAAAGCCATCATCCGAGGCATAGCGGAGATGCAAAACTTCTTCCTGTAAATACGTGCGCACCGTTCCTGTACAGGGTTCGGTGATGGTATAGCGGTATTTGTGTGCGCCTGTGCATTCCGGTACAACACACCCCGGCGCATAAGGATGAAGTGATTTTGGCTGCCCGTCCTGCCCCCACTCAATAACCGCATAGGCGTTACCGTTCAGCAGGCAGTGACGCATCATTGTGCGTTTAAACTGGTAAGGTGTCTGGCACGAATTAGGCTGCTCATTCAGCAGAATATCTACCGGGTGACTGTCCAGCCATTCCCGCGCCTCCCTGCCCTTGTCATTACGTACCAGATACAGATAACACGGCATCGTGGCCACCGCCTCAGCGATGACAGAAACCGCATTCATCACTGCAGGCAATGATTCAGCCGTCCCGGCAGAAACATATTCTCCGGATCCGGTATTCGGTACGCCGGACAGCGCCAGAAAATCATCAATGGACAGGTTACGCTGCTCGCTTTTTTTACGACTAAAAGGCCACCACATATCACAACCCCGCCAGCTCAGACCAGCGATGACGATTATTTCCTGTCGGACGTAATTCAGGGTGCTGTGCAAACAACGAACGGTGGGCAATCTCCACGCCAGATTCTGGATAAGCAGGCATCGACGTTATTGTGATTTCACGGAGTTCAGCGGCGGTTACGGTACGCAGATACGGTTTTTGCGCGATACTCCACTCCTCGCATAATGCGCGAAAACCAAAGCTCATTCCTGTAATGTCGCCACGCTCCACCAGCGTAAGCACATCTTTTCCAAGCTGGGTATCCGGCGGTGTCAGTTCAAAACGTAACCCGGTGTTATCCTCAGTCAGTACCAGAGTGCCGGATTTGGTGCGCCCCAGCAGTTGGGTATAGTCATGCTCATACAGGCAGCGCACATCATTACCCGTCGCCAGATAGTCAGCAAAAGCCCCCGGCGTGAACTGTTCGCGGAATTCGTCCCAGATAATTTCTGAAAGGCTGTTCCAGCGAACGGCATACCCCACCAGCTTTTTATTGCTGGCGGTCAGTTCAGATGTGCGGATTTCAAAATCGGTGTTTTTCATCGGTGTACTCCATAAAACTGAAAAAGGAGGCCGCAGCCTCCTCCTTACTCATGACTAGCCAGCTTTCATTTCCAGAATTTTGATGGCGTTTGAATCCACCACACCACCGCCCAGATATTTATCCGTGTGGACCTTGTAGAATCCGGGTTCAGTAATGTTGTCCGGTCGGGTGCGAATCCCTGTTACATGATCAACGATGAAATAACCACGACTGAAATCTCCAACCGCTAGCGGTGCTTTTCCTGTGCCGATGTCCGGCATGGACTCCAGGCAGTAAACAGGACGACCAAGCAACATATCCGGCGCACCTTCTTTAAGGCTGTCGCGCCAGATATAATCGCCGTTCTCATTTTTCAGCTTCTGTAGTGCCCCTGCCGTGCCCGAGTTCATCACCCAGACGGCATTTTTGCGGTATTTCGCTTTCAGCTTGTAGAGAATGTCGATCAGTTCGTCCGCTGTAATGGCGGTTCCACTTGCCGCTACCATTTTTTCAATGGTGCCAAAAGCGCGGGTTTTGTCACTGGTCGCCGCACGGGTGTAAGCCATGAAGCCTTTCGGCTTGCCGTTACCGTCGCCATTAACAAAATCATCCTCTTCGGTGCTGGCGAACGTGTCGGCAATTTCGGAGGATAACCAGCCCAGAATATCCACCTCTGAAAAATCCAGGATTTCCTGCGTGGTTTTCGGGTAGGCGTAGATCGGATTCAGCTTGATGGTTACGCGTTCAATTTTCGGGGTGTTGGTTTCACTGCGTGCGCTGCCTTCTGTGCCTCGTCCTACAGTTGCGCCGCCAGTGGAAACCAGTTTCTGAAACTCATTTGATTTTGCGGTCTTCACGGTCGCGATCACGCGCATAACACTGTCATCCTGTAGCTGGCGCATGACTTCGCGATCGAGCTCAGGAATTACGGTATATCCACCATCCCTGCCGCTGTCAGTGCTGGTGGACAGTGATCGCACATCTCCGGTTACGATGTAGTTACGCAATTCATCAGATGATAATTTCTGGATGCCCGTTCCTGGCTTGCTGCGTTCTTCATCAGCCACAGACTCGAGGCGGGAAATTTCTGTGTCGAGGGAATCGGCTTTTGCACGCAGTTCATCAAACTGTTTGCCCTCGTCATCGTTCAGGCTGCGGTTTTCACTGTCGGCTTTTTCCAGCAGGGATCGCATCTGGTTTTTCAGGGCGTTTTTTTGCTGGCGGAGTTCGATTAATTTCTTCATGAAGGTTTTCTCGTATTGGTTAAGATTCAGGACGTGAAACCAACACGGAGGGAGCGCCGCCCGACACTCTCGGCATCTCGCAGATCAACCCGGCATCACGCAGGGGGTCAGGCGGCATTGTGGCGGCTCACGTCTGAGTGCCACACGCCAACATATACATAAAAATCAGTATGTAAACATCAGCCAGAATCACCGAACAATCTGGAACAACCGCGAACAAATAATTTACAAAACCTGAAAAAAGACCCGGGAAAAATCCGGGCCTTTATCGCTTTACTGTTTCACGGGATCGCGCATTCTGCGCCTTATTTTCCACAAATATTCGATCATCGCTTCCACCTGCTCACGGTTGGTTGCGAAAATTTCCCCGGTCAGTGAGCTGCGCAGAAAATCATGATGATCCACAACAAATAACGCATCGGAAGAAAGCAGACGGCGATATTTTTTTGCTGTCGTGGTTTCCAGATCATCAATACCATGAAACTTTTTATGTTGCTGAACTTCTTCAAATGTCACTGGCATGTATCCCCCTGTTATCGCTAAAAGGGTATGTTATCCCCGTATGGATCATCATTCCCCGCCTGTTGCTTAGCCCTATTTAGAGCGTCAGTAGCCTGACCCTGCTGGCCTTTTTTGCCACTAGGTCGCGCCGTTCTGGCACTGATTACGCTGTCTGCGATAACCTGCCAGCCCTGCCGCGTTTCCCCGTTCTGGCCTGTCCACTGGCTTACCTGCATGTTACCCGCCACGCTCACCAGCTCGCCTTTGTGGTGTTTTGCCAGTGCGTCGGCCTGTCTGCCAAACGCCAGGACGGATAACCACATCGTCGCCTGTCCGTCATCTGCCTGATTGCACGGCAGGGGGACCGCCATGCTTGCCATAGCCATTTGTGTGCCCTTGCTGGTGGTCTTTAACTGCGGGTCAGCCACCAGCCGCCCGTAAGCTGCTATCTGTGCTGTCATGCTGTCTGTTCTCCGGTTTTAACGTTGATAGTTACGCTTGTTTACACCCTTACGGTGAAATTCTGCGGGTTATAATCGCACTTTTGCGGGTTATAACTGCCGTTTTGCGGGTTACGTGCGGGTTATTGATTTCCTTTTTATTCATACAGTTAATTCACTTACACACAGGATAACCCGCATAACCCGCAACTTTTCACCTCACACAGGGGAGTTAATCTTCTGCCTCAGGCTGGAACATCATCACGTAAAAAACATGCTGCTTACCCCCAATTTTGCCGAGCGCCTTTTTCTTGTAACGGCGATCGTTACCCGCTTCCAGCATTCCGGCAGCACTCAACGCGCGGGCAAAGTGGGACGGGTTAAATCCCTGTGCGATCTCCCCCTCAAACACATGAGGAAACGTGTAAAAACGGAACTCATCATCTTCATTTCTGATACTCCCCTTTCTGTATCCGGCAAGGTCTTTAATCGGTAAATCACGTTCATCACTGTTTGGGTAAGGAAGGTATCGACTGAACCCGAACGACGACAAAAACGCCTCAGCCTGTTCAACCATCTGTTTAAATTCCCTGTTACCCGTGCCGAACTCCTTCACCCAGGCATTAAAGTTATGCTGTATTGCGTCCCGGCATTCCTGCGCGGCCCAGCCAGTTACATGACCGGAAAGCACAAGCGCAGCCTCCAGTATCGCGAAACGTTCCCCCACGCGGTGGACCTGCTCGCCGTAGCTCTCCGGTATCAGGTTGCGCCACCGTTCGCGGCATTCCCTTACCGTATCCTTTGCCTCCTGCTGGTGGTCTGCCAGCCATTTAACCCATTCACGACCCGCCGCCCCGTGATTTTCTGTCCAGGCATCTTTTAACGCGTCTGCGTGCGCCTTTCCGGTGCTGTATTCGTGAAATTGCGTGGCTTTTTCCATCGGAACGTTAAGCAGGCGGACAAGCTGCCCCGCTTTGACTTTTATCCCCTCCGTTTTGAGGAATGTCTCAACGTCCATTTCTCCGGTGCTGATTGCCACCGTGCGCCAGTGTTTTATCTCCCGGTTGCCGCCGTCCTTCGCCCCCTGTAATTTCCCGGAGCCGTTAAACAACGTATAGGCTGACGTGGACACCTCCCGCGCGTTTCCGGCCTGACCTATTTCATCCAGGGGTAACAGCCCGTCGTTGTGTGCCTCTGCCTCGTTGGCGATACCTAACGCCGTTCCGTACCAGGTAAGCCGTTGTGCGTCCGGCTCTCCCCATAAACTTGATGCGATGTTCTGCGTGGTGGTTTTCCCTGCCGATGACTGTTCGAAAAGATGTACCCCGAAGCCGTCAGCACCAACAAGGCCAATCAAAGGTGCTGACAGTGACGTGGCAACACCCAGCATCATGGACGGATTGCCACCAGCCAGCCGCGCCACGCTGTCACGCCAGCCCTCCGCCGTACCCGCAACCGAATAGCCATTAACAGCGGCACTTTTTCCGGTAAACAGGATCGGTTTTTCAGAATCACCAATGATTGAACCGTCCGGCATGATGTACGCGCCAAAATGCCAGCCTGTTGTTGTGCTTAGCTGCCATTCCTCATGGCTTCCGCTTAACTGCATCCAGTCAGCCAGGATAGCCCTGTATTTGCCATTTGTTGTCACGTTCAGCCCGTGATCTTTAAGCAACCGCCAGCCGTCACGGTCGCCAATGCCACCACACGGGATCGCCATTGTGATGACTTCATGGTTTGCTAATTTTTTCCAGCGCATCACGCGGTAATGTTCTTTACCGATCGTCCCCGTTCCCAGTAGTTCAAGCGGAGAACATAACCACGTCTCAGGCCGGATAATTTCGCCTGACTGCTTATCCACTTTGGGCGTTACCCAGAAAACACCATCGACGCGACTTTCAACGCGGGGCTTTAATTCATCATCCTGATAGCATGGCTCTTTTTTCTTTACAGGCAGTTCAACTACCTTTTTCTTTTCCGCCAGCTCTGCCCGTTCACGTTCCAGATATTCACGCCAGTTCTCCCGTTTCTGGCTGTGCATTCCTTCAGGGTAATAATCAGCATCCCTGACACCTGCCGCTGCCAGTTTCTGCCCGATGGTATTAACAACCCCCGGACGCAATAACCCCGCCTGATAGAGACGCACGCGATAGCGCCCGTCCGGTACGATTTGCAGCTTATCCAGTTCGGATAACTGCTGCTCACCAAGCCACACAGGAGGCACGTTATCGCCAGCCAGTCGCCCGTCCTGTTCCTGCCACTGCTTCGCATGTGCCCACGCATCACTACCCGCAAAAATGATGACTTCCGTCATTTTGTCACGCGGCTGGTGTTTTAAATTTGGCGCTTTTTTCATTTCTGCTCTCTCCACGCGGCAATCATGTTTTTCAGTTCCTGTAGTTTTTTATCAACATCCATACATGACACATGGTTATTTCTGGAAAGCGGGATTTCCCGCCGGAATCTGCAAATAAAGATCTCCACGTTCAGCGAACTATGAAATGAATAGCCATCACGAATAAAATACACACGGTCAAACATCAGTCCTTTTACCGTTACTCTGTTACCGTTCTTATCCAGATAAATAGCGCCGGGGATAATTTTGGGGTGTGCATAACCGCTGGCAGTCAAGCCAGATAAATATGTTCTCATGATTATTTATCCCCGATTTGAATCAGTATTCGCTTTCTTTATGGCATTTAATGCATCTGCAGCATTTTCAATGGTGCACCGTAACGAAATATCAAACTGCCCAAGCATTGCCAGTAACAAACCGATATTACCCATATCAATGCGCATAGCCTTTTCGTCATAGTCCTCATTTTCTGACGCATGCCACATCAGGCTACCAATTGACGCAATACCCATTGATATATTGTCAGTAGCCCCATACGCAGCGGAATAAACCTTTTTAGCAATATCATGCTCACAGTTAAAATGCGGATTAATCAGGTACTGGTAATTTGACATATCAGGCATGGCACACCCCCTGACGAATACGGGCGGCGAATACCATCACGCAGCCAGCCGGGGATTGCTGGCGTGCTTCCTGTTCGCTGGTGGCCTCAATGGTAATCACGCGCGGTTGTGCCGTGCTCAGGGCGATAAAACGCCAGATGTATTTATTCAGGTTGTGCGAGTCCCGCCCTTGCGGGTGTGTGGTATGATTTAACATAGCTACCTCGATACTGTTGCTATCGTTGGTGGTTAGAAGCCCGGTTAGTGTTCCCGCACTGCCGGGCTTCGCTGTATTTAATGGTTGCGTATTTTTAATGTGGTACGTACCATTTGATTTCAGTTTATAACGATGGTACGTACCAATGCAAGAAGAAAATGTGAAACCAAAATTTGATCGCTCCGGCAGCACAAAGAAAAACATCCGCTTCGAAGACACATTGTTGCAACAAATTAACGAAGTTGCAGGGCCTGGTAATTTCAGCTCATGGGTAAAAAATGCTTGTCGTGATAAGCTACGCAAAGAAGGCATAGAACCCAAAGGCTGACAGCCAACCAGCAAGCCAGCACACTGATCACATTGCCCACCAGCCGCAAATGTGGCATTGTTGGTGATGCGTTCAAGTTTAGTGTGTATCCATTGGCGACCGCCCCCGGTCGCCTTTGTTTTATGTGCCATCACTCCCCCTATGCTGCCTTACCTGAATTAACTCGGTCACGGTTTTGCACCCAGTCCATAACTTCGGAAAGCAACCAACCTACAGAACGCCCACCAAGATTACGGCGAGACGGAAAGCTCCCTTTTTTCTCCAGTTCATAGCGAGTGGTACGGCTAACCCCGGTTAACTTACTGCATTCAGCCTCACGGATTATGCGGTCAAATTGAGCCATCACTCCCCCCTTACACCGTCTGCGTTCTGCGAGTGGATGCAAGATAAGCATCGAGATCAGTGCGCATATACAGCACTTTGCGCCCCAGCTTATGAAAAGGGATTTTTACCTTGCCAGTACACGCCCAGTTAGCAAGAGTCTGGACACTTACCCCCAAATGCTCGGCAGCTTCTTTGCGGGTCATCTTTTCTAAATGCATGAGTATCACCGTATACTTCTGATTAAGAACAGGTATACGTTATTTAGCGATGGGGAAGTCTTGAAGACAGGAAAACCAGATACAAAATCGCATATCTGGTTTACATGGCTGAAATCTGGATTACAGAGGATAAAACTGGATTTATTCTTTGTCTCCAATAACTAACTTAAAATCCCTGTTTTTTTGCGGGGATTTTGGATTCATCCCCGACTCCTTAAGCCATCTCTCTATAGTCCCAACTACAGGGACATCATTCCATTTATTGCGTAAGTGCGCGTATATCTCTGCGGATAGCCCGGGTAAACTGGCATTAGGGTATTTTTTCCAAGTGTTACAAGCTATAGATAACGCTGTTGATTTATGCCTGTTTGTTTTTCCTTTCTTTGCTTTACTACGGTCTTCACTGATAATTTTCTTTACATTAGCTATATCACGTACTGATTTTAATAAATTCTCCGACACTAAAATCGCATATCTTTCACGTAACTGATCTGCAAGTCTGTTGAAACCAAGAACTTCAAATATAATGGCAGCTTTCAAAATATCATTGAATTCTGAATATGCACTATTAAATTTTTTATCAAAATCATCTCCATATCCGGCACATACAGAAATATTAACCTTTAAATCCTTATTTTCTATCTCTGACGATAATGATAATCTTTCCTCCAGAGACATTTTAGATGGTGTGATATTTGCCATATCGCATATCGTTTTTTTTACAAAAGAAGACGCCAGTTCATCTCTAATATAATCTGCAATAGTATTCATATCCTTCGCATCATTATGGTCAAATTCTATTGCAGCAATGATTTTATTTTCTGACATTCAAACCACCATTTGAATTAACGATACTAAATAGTAATGCGCGTTTCTCACTGTCACTCATACTCTCCAGTGCGGAAAGCAATTGCGCATCGATAGATTTTTTACTCTCCACCAGCCCGGCATGTTCCAGAATTGCCCGTTCTATCCGTGACGCTGGCTCCAGCAGTTCATCAGCACCAAAATGTAAATACCCCTGCGTTACGTCAGCACTTCGCATAGTACGGTGATTCATCAGGCGCTTGAGGATGTAATTGCCCACGCCCACCAGTTCGGCAACCGTTCCGAACGTCCGGCGTGCATCGTGCCATTTGAATGGTACAGGGGAGAGCATTTCATCGTTCGACTCTGGAACAGTAGCCGCGCTTATCCGGTCTATGATGTGCCGTGTTTCCTGAATCACTCCCTTCACACCAGGAAACACCAGAACATCATCAGCGTTTTTTATTTTCAGTCGGCGGTGGAACATTTCCCGCAACGTATCAGTAATCGGTAATTCGAGCGGATCCCCGTTTTTCGTGGTGTCTATCCAGAAAAAACGACCGCCCATATTCACGCGATCCCACGTAAGGCCAAAAATTTCTGATTTCCTCAGTCCGGTAAAAAGCGCCATTTCCACGGCATCGCATACCGTCACCGCTATATCATCCCTTTCCTGTTCGCCCTGGTCGCGCACAGCAGCTACAGCAGCAAACCAGCGGGGAAAATCATGCAGGCGGATACGTTCCGTTTTTCTTACCGTTCCGTGCCACTGGCGCTTGGTGCTCAGTACCAGAGTCGGCGGATCCGGTAAAAGAGTATTACCCGCATCATCACGGTAATGATCATGCGCAAACCGACACACAGCACGTAGCGCACGCGCCCATAAATCGGCCTGTGCCTTGCTTCCTGTACCAACCCCAGCCCGTAACGTGGTTTTATCAGCACCGAACCATACAGCCCCATCAGTGATGGCCTTATGCCGTTGTTCCACCCGTTCGCGGGAAATACTGGCGAGGGTATGGGCCATCCAGTCACCGGAATAATTCTGTAATATGCTGCGGTACTGTTTTTCTGTGGCGGGTTTCAGGCGGTGGCCACGATTTTTTACGTAGGCGTCAATCGCCTCACTCAGCGTTATCATGGCCTTGTTGTTAGTGCGCTTTGCTATGTTCGGATTTATCCCCGTTGTGGCGACTTCGCCAAGGAGTTCCATAGCTTTAGCCCTGGCATTATCCACGCTCAGATCAGGAAAACGCCCCAGCGTTGCACGAATAAATTTTCCGTTACGCTTACGGGAAATGCAGAAACTTTTCACACCAGACGAACCTACACGGACACGCAGCCCGTTAACCTCCGTATCACCATATTCGACCTGTCCATGTTCCGGCGTTGGCAGTTCTGCAATTTTTACTTTAGAGAATCTGAATAATTTCAC